CAGTTGTAACCAAAGATATTGATTCCAGCCTTGTAGGTGGAAATACCAGTAATACCAGAAGATTCGTAATCGTATGCTCCGACAGCATAAACATCGTCGGAAAGACGAATGGTGAGGATACCGAGAGTTCCACCTGTTTGAACGACAAGTGAAGTATCTCCTTTCGACAGAGAATCGACGTTTGGATAGTGTTCTCCACCCAGTTGAACATAGTTGAACTCTCCGAGGAGATATCCCCAGTTCTCTGCAACTTTCGGTATTGTCTCGTCGTTCGTTGCGATTGGGCCCCAATCTTCCGATTGTTGAGTCGGAGGAATGACACTAATGAGACCCCAATCATATTCTTCTGTTGCCTGTTCTCCAGTTGCAGATACCCAAGAAGGAATGAATAACGTTCTATCACGCAACAATCCTCCACTGAAGTTGAAGAGATTTGTATTCTCTTCACTCTTAACAGACTGTAGATTGGTATATCCACCAGAGACATTAAACAGTACAGTATTGGATTTATCTCCACTACCAGTAACAATACTGATGTCAGATACAGATCCAGTAAGTCTGACAGTAAGTTTTCGTTCCCCAGCCTGAGAAACAATACTTTCATTAGCAGATCCAGTCTGATTAAACAGAACTGCATTATCAACAGATGCAGGAGCAAAGGATTCTGTTGCAGTTCCAGAGACTGTAAGTTTGTCTCCAACACCAAATACTGTACTTTGTGGTGCCTGACTGAAGAAGTTGGTTCCAGAGAACGTTGCTGTACCAGATCCAGAGTATGCAAATCCAAACTCTGGGGCTTCCGCAGCAGCATACTTGAAGAGACTTCCAGTACCCTCGTATGCATATGGGAAAGCTTCTTGAGCACCAACCCCAGTTGCTTGATACTGATGTAGGAAGAGTCCGCCACCAAGTTTTCTTTCAAGTACTCCTCTATCTTCATTTTCGATAGGAACAGTAGGAGTTGTTCTTACCGAGTATTCAATAGAAGATACTCCCCAATGATCATAATTGGCACTATTAGATGCATTGGGTTGTCTAAGTCTATAGTAATAATATCCTTTATTAGATGCACTTAGTGGTACTTCTACTTCTGTTAATTGATCTAGAGTATCATCATCCCATGCACCAACAGTAGCAACGGAAACCCAAGCAGATCCCGTCCATCTATCTAAGTAAAGGGATTCTGTGGTACTATCTGGTCTTTCTCCACCATTAGACCAATTACCTCTAATTACCTTAAACTTGATAGAGTCTGAATACTCGGTATTAAATCTCCACCAGAAATATCTTTCTCCTCCAGCAGATCCAAACTTAAAGTGATCTCCAATGGCAAATCCACCATTGTTGCCATCTCCAGTACCATTAGAAGCAACGAATACGTTACTTGCATTGTAATTGTAAGTAGCAGTAGCAAGTGCAGGTGCGTCTAGTACTGTTGGGGTATCAACAGTAATAACTCTGGTCGTAACGGAGAGTAGACCAAAGTCTTCGGAAGTAAGTTGATCAGAATCACTAAAGGATCTATCCTTAAGTTTAGTCTTGATTCTGTCAAAGGTAAGGTCATCACTATCAGAGAATTTGCCACCGAAAGTGCTGGTGACAAATCCGTTGTCTTCCAGATCGAACTTAGCGTCGATTGGACGAGCATAACTTTTAATAAGGTAATCAACACCTCTGCCCTTAACCTTGGCAGAGTTCTTGATAATTGGAATATAAGCGTCTTGATACGGCGTGGTCGTCGTCCCACTAAGTGTGAGAGATCCAGTTGCGGACCACGGATATACGTTAAATTCTGCTGTAGCTGCACTGGCAGTATTGAGGAGTGTGCCAGATCCGCTGTAATTTCCTTTTGTGAATTTGAGAGTATGGGTTCCCTGTAGGGAGGTGAGAAGTGGTCCTGCCGCTCCCAAGTCTGGGATAACAAGTCTTTCCAGACCGCTACCCATTTCATGTAATGTACCAGTACCGATAAATCGTCTGACTGGATTTGTTAATGCCTGAGCATTAATATCGAATAGTCCGTTACCAATAGCTCCAATAACAGCGGCAACAGCTTCTCCACCGCTTAGATTTCCAATGGAACCAAATGGTACAATATCTCCTATGGTTGTAATTAATCCCCAATAATTTGGATTGAAGTTATCTGCGTCCGTTTCGTCAATAGGAGTTGACGTAATATTTCCATAGTCAAGCGACTGTCCCACCGATGCGGTGACATCACCGTTATCGATAGGAACAAAAACATCTACTTTTGTTGAGTCGTAGACGAAGGTCGCCATAAATTAATTATTCTCCATCTAATAAAAAAGGGTTTGCCTTAATAATAAAGCAAACCCCACATAAAATGTATTTATCGTTTTGAAATCAGTCGAGTGCGACGTTCAAGGTAATCTTGATTTGGTCACCGTTGTTCTGAATGTTGTAAGGACCGTTTGTGAATCTCTCAGCGTACATGATTGAACTGTAGAGAGTCGCAGTGTTAAGTCCAAGAACACCGTTAGATGTAGCAGTCATAGATGGAGTTGTTGTAAACTCATCTGCGTTAGGTACATCGAATACTGTGTAAACGCTAGACTCAAGAGTCGTGTTACCAGTACCAGCGTTGATGTAAAGGATATCTCCTTTTCTAAGTCCGTGGTTAGCGAAGTTGATTCTACCGAAACTAAATGTAACCGATGGGTCGGTTGCAGCCTGGATGTTATCCACAAGTGGTTTATCAATATAAACAACTTGCAACGCTCGGTCAATACCGATAATTCTAGTTCCAGTAGCAATACCCAAGTTACCAGCAACATACTGACCAAGTGTTAGGTCATTAATAGTTACCTGAGGGTCAACAGTGAAGTAAGAGTTACCAACAACACCAATACATGGGTCAGTGTTATTACCCTTAGTTACGGTTGTTCCGATACCTACACCAGCACCATGTACAACACCCTGTACTGCAACAGGCATGTTGTTCGCTCTAGTTACATAGTAACCATAGATGTTACCAGCAGGTCCAGTGAAGGTGAAAGTCTGTTCTGGGTAGGTTGCGGTTGTACCACTACCAACGTTCTTAATTACCCAACGGGATCCGTTAAGGAGAATACCATACTGTTGAGTATAGTCTTGATCTGTTCTGTTATTTACACAGTTAGGATAACCTGTGTTTGCGGTAGTTCCATAACCGTTTACGTTACCGTCAATATATGGCTCAAAATAAGCCGTAGCGGTAGGAACATCACCCTCAGCTGGAGTGGTATTACTCGTAAAAAGTTTAAGAACTAGATTTCTAGGTGAAGTATCCTCTAGGTCTGCGACGAAGTTATTCTGAGCGATCAGATAACGCAGCGACTCAATTTCACCAATATTAGGAACTAGTAATGCCATCGAAACAACTCCTCGTAAGGGATTAGACTTTTAAGAACTATCTTTATTTATAATTTTAATTTTAGAGAGATTAGGAATCTCCTGATACCTGTCACGCTAATGACTTCAAAATCGAGAATATCTCCAGCCACAATTGAAGTATCCCAGTTATTTAGTACATCATCAAAGTATTTATTAGAGTTAGATAGTATCACTCTATTTCCACCAGTGATAGTAGTAAAAGTTGGGTAGTCATTGAAGTTTGATTTTGAAATCTCAAAAGCAACATTTCCTGTCTGGTCAGACAGAACTTTAATAGATTCAATTACTCCACTAACATCTAGAGTAATTTTACCCTTGCTCCCAGCTAACATTGGTGTACTACCACTATCAATAACATAATTCACTGACCTAGTAAGATCAGCTGCTGTGGCTAAAGCAATCATGAAGACATTATCACTAGAAGCTGGAGGCTGAGTGAAAATGATTTTATCACCTGAAATGGTATAATCAGCAGTTGGTTGCAATAATAGATTGTTTTTAGAAACAATTAGTTGCTGATTATTATTGGGAACATAGGATTGTCCCTGATCTGTCAGAGAAAACGTTACACCAATACCATTGAAACCAGTAAGGTTATCTAATACAATATTTCCATATTGAATAGACTTACTTGGAATTTCATAATCAACACCGACACTATACTGGCCAGGTTGATTAAGTGTTACTAAGTAATCTGGCATTTAAACCTCCTCAAGAAACGCCTGGAATAACTAGAACATTTCCTTGGATAGGTCTAGTTTTATAAGAGTTGGGGGAAGTCAACACCAAATCATAAACATATCTACCACCCTCAATAGCACCAGTAGCGGTACTAGCCATAGCGACTTTGATTACACCATTGATTCTATCAGGAAAAGATACAACAAATCCATGATATTTTGTCGCTGTTGGATGTTTTCTGATTTTGGATTCGGCAGTGTAACCAGTGAGATTCAAAGCAGAATTATTATTATTTCTAATAGTAAAAGTAGCCTCAAAATCTACACCCTGATCAACAACCAGATTGACATTTCTTGCCGACATCGTTCACACAGGAAGATTTTAACTATTTATCCAATTTGTCCAACAGTAGTTTCATCATACCTTTCAATTCATCGACATCGTTCTTCAACTTGTCCATTTCAGTCAATTCTTTTAACTTTTTCTGTTTCAAGAAAAGATAGTTATCATACTCACTGTCGGAGCAATTAAGAATTGCTCCGCTCTCTTCATCTCTATAAAGAGAATTACTGTCTTTCACTTTGACTTTCTTCATTAGATAGATGCGATAGCTCTTAGGTCACGGATCTTAGGAACATGTGCGAAGTTAGTTCCATTCATAATAATCTTGATTTGGAATCCATTGAACTGTGGAAGATTCTTAGCATTGAATTGGTATTCTCTGTAATCATCTTCTGTAGTAGAAGCAAGAACTCTCTTATCAGGTAATCCACTATTCTTAGCCTTATCTACCACTTCACCAGTTGCATCTAGATTATCATATCCTGGGAATAGTTCAAACAACTGATATTCAGCAGGAGAATCAATTCTAAAGATTCTATAGAGGACTCTGATGTCATTAGATGGATGTCTATAGGCATCAAACATAACTCTGAGTCCATCAGCGGACTTCTCAAGATTAACTACCTTAGAAAGGTAAATTGCAGCACTTGGATCAGAATCAAGAGAATTTACTCTCAAATCAGTTGAATAATTATCAATCTTATTGTTAAGTCTATCCATTGTCGTAATGACATTGACTCTATCCAAGTCAATCATTGGACTTACTTTAGTATCAGTAGTATTAAGGAAGAACTGCATTGTTAATGACTTTCTGCCTGGGAAGTCAGTAAGTCTGTTAAGTTCATTAACCTTAGATGCAATCAATCTTGGAGAACTCATGACATTATTACTATTCATTGAGATAGCTTCATATCCCTGATCAACAAATGCGGTCAGGTTTCCATCTGGACTATTCGATGTAAATGTTCTCAACTTAGCATCGATAGATGTTCCTTCTGGAAGTAGAGTTCCTACATTAGGTCTCAAAATATTGAATGCAATATTCTGAGAAGCTCTAGGAACATTCAAAATACCAGTATTAACAAATCTTGCATCGTAACTTCCGCCAGACTTAGTTTCCCTCCAGTATAGTTCTGGGAATCCAGAAGCATTTCCAACGCCTCTATCATTTCCACGACTATCAATACCAACTTTAATCCAATAGTGATCAACATCAATTGGATATGTATCCATATCAGTATCACTAAACTTGTGGGTGGCATTAATTCTTCTTAGAGAAACACCATTAAGTTCATACTTTTTCACCTGATCGTTTACGGAATAATCACCCGAACGGGTTTCATCAATAGCTCTGGTGATACCAGTTAGTGTACCAGAAGCAGTACTAACTCCACTGTATCTAATAATTTCACTTCCAATCTTCACATATCCAAAGTTAGAACTATCAACGTTTACGTTCTCAAAGTTTGTAAAGATACCAACAGCAGAAACAGGAATGGAATCCGTACTAGAAGAATCGTAAGATGCAGTGAGTTTCTCTGGTTTTACATCG